TTTCCCAACCATTTCGCCAATGGCCTTTTGGAACCATAAATTGATTCCAGGTTCCACAGCGATAACACGGTTGGTTGAGGCATCCTTCGGTACAGTGATCACCTTGTTACCCACCTGCCAGATAGGAAAACCTGACAGATTTAGTCTTTGAGCCCACAGAGGATAACAACCCTCCAGGACTTGGACGGGGACAAGGTCGTACAGATCACGCGTTATTCCAGCTTCATGCTGGAACTTTTTGGCTGGACTGGCGTCACGACGCTTAATTAAAGTCGTGGCTCCAGGGCCCCAGTCTGGCATCGCGAAGAACTCTTGGACATCAAACTCGCCTAGGATCTTAGATATTTTCCGTACGATTGCATTGTGCAACCATACGGCACGACCCCTAAATAAAGGATCGCGCTCTAGATTCCTAAAGCGAACGTTTGTCCGCTTACACAGAAGCTCGAATTTCTCAAACTTCTGCAATGCAACTTGGTCCAAATCGGATTCAAGGCTTAATGCCTTGAATTTTGACAAGAACTTTGTCGCAGCGTAAGCGTCCCGACAAGCCTCTACGTTTAAATAGAGGTTAGGATCGAACGCGAGCTGAGATAGCTGTTCATGCTCTCCCTCACGGAAGAGCACTGCAACCATCAAAGCTCGCGGACAATCAAGGGATTCGAGGTACTCCGCAATTACCTGGGTAGTTAAACCCTCAGGCACGCGGAAACTCGACAGACCTTTAAGGTACTGTTTGCCATACTTCTGAGAAGACATGGAAACCTCCTGGAGAATGCTCGAACGGTTTTAGCTCGGTAAAGGACCCGAACCTCTAGAAGCCTGCGTTGTAAGCTGGCAAACTAGTAGACCGTCTCACCGGTAGTCACCGCAGCCTCAAGTGGCGCACCCGTCAAATCGGTGGGTACACCATCCGAAGCGTTGATAGTCCGGATGAACAGAGAAGCCACCCTGGAGAAGAGAGTTTGTCTCTCCAGCAAAGTGGACCGCTCTGGGAGCATGAACTCCATCACGCAGGTGCAGTCATACGCCTTGATAGCCGCCGGCTGAATGCCGGTAGCCGTTGAGGGGCTGGTCTGCTCCAACGTGGGGAGGATGAGTTTCGCCATCACTTTGTAAATCCGGCTCGCCTTGGTAGGCGGACGGACGGACATCGTAAAGGCAGGATAGCCGATCGCCAAGGCCAGCGGATTGCTAGCCGAGACGGACCGGTCCACCCACTTCGACACGCCTTGGAGGTTAACTCCTTCGGGGCTCAATGTCGAGTCGACACCAACGGTGGCACTCGTGGTCAACCTCGCCAACGAATGATCGATGATGCCCGACAGCTTCACGGCAGCTCTTGCTGACATGTAAAGTACTCCTTGATTTAGATCATGAGCTTCCTCATGGGGAAAATCCCCATAAGGTATAACAACGGCTATTCCTCTAGATCTTGAAGAACGCCCCAAGTAAGGCAATTGCGTTTTGGACGTGCGGGATCGACGTAAGGCCAGTTCCAGTAAATGAAGGTATCGACATCGACGGGAATTCGCTTAAAGCGCTCCTATCTAGTCTAATCTCCATCTGGTTGTACCTGTGTCGGTCATTGCGAAACAGTCCTAACGGGTTGCCGAAGGGGAATCCAACGTAATCTGCCGTTATAACCGTAGTTCGTCTAGTGAACAGAACCTGACTACCCCCACGAAATTTAAGACCATCCCAAGCACTTAAAGTCTCAAGGAATGGCCCAATGGGGATAAACCAGTCAGCCACAAACGAAAACGGTAAAACTTCCCATGCGAGGTTTATGGGGTTGGTAAAACCGGTTTGGCCCATGAATTGTCGTAGCGGGTCCGCGATCTCATAGTAGAGCTTAATCTTGCAATGGCTAAGCGTCGATTGAACTTGCTCGGCGTAAACCACTGCAGGACTAAGATACGTCAGAGGAATCTTGGTTACCACTTGCGAGTCAGCTGTGCCTTTACCAGTCGCCACATTAACAAAACCTCCTACGGATATACTATCCGCCAGAGATTGCAGTGTATCGCGAATGTCTTGAAGAAGAGGCTTCCACCCGTACTGCAGAGCCAGCCAATTTTCGGCTAAACCCTGCGACGCGCGTGGTTGATACCTCTTGTTTCGTACTACTCGCGACCGCTGGTTAGCAGTCAGGGTTGTGATTGCCTTCGCAATGTTTCCACTTTTGAGGGCAAGCACCGACGTTTTTATCCGGCTAATTGAATCAGCCAGCATATTTAACGTCTGCTTTACTTGAAATACGTCTTGCGCAAGATTCGATTGAATCCCAAGCCCGGCGTTAGAGCTAAAATCGCTCCTTGCAAGTAACTTCCTGATTGCATTGTTCCGTGCTAACGGTAGATGCACCGCCAGAACGGGTGGTGTTGCAAAAAGTACGCTGTAGGCATCAAAACTCCAATCAATTTGCTTAGTGGTCATGTTCTTTGACCATTTGGCTGAGGAGTCGAGGTCTACTGCTCGTAGCGAGACAAAATGCGCATTATTTGGCAGCTGTCTCTTCGGAATTGATCCATACCCAGGAGTACGAACACCTGTCCACGTACGTGAGTGGGATAAACGGCTAGCCGGTGTTAAAGTAACGAAGTTTTCAACTCCGGTACTACCGACTTGACCGTTCACCCTCATGTAGGGCTGGTTGACCGTCTCGGGGCTGGGTCTCAATGCCGATGCTACTCGCACGTATTTTGCTTTCGGCAGGGTTTTCAAATACATCTGCCGGACTCGCCTTCTTGATTTTCTCAAGATAGGCGCGTACTGAGCGTTCCGACCAGAGATATTCAGCGTTAGGGCTCCATTTAGAAACCACCTTCGCGAAGTGATTCTGGTAGTAACTCGGTAAGGAATGCTTTTGTAGCGGTAGATGAAGGTGAAATACAAATGTACCTTCTTCGCGTCCGTCGTATGATGGACCAGCCGGGTCTCAAATTGAGGCAGGTTTTGAAGCCTAACCTCCTCCGATTCCCACGCTGGACGACCAAAACGATCGAACACGGAAAAGACACATGTCTCACCGTCACTTTTCCACCTTAGGTCATTCCCTATCCCGCCCAACAAAGCGGCGTACTGGGGATGCGCGTCAATCCAGGGGGACCATTTCATTTGGTAGATTCTCCATTTGAGTGGTTTACCCCTACACCAACGCTGTTGGTGCGTCCAATGGATATTCTCACTGGGCGTTGTTTCTCGTAAGATGTCATGATGTAGTCAATTCAGGTGCTTGAACGCGAACACCAAGTTGAAGTATTGGGACAAGACAAACGGAATTAAGACTAAACCCAGGAGTATGCCCATAGAAAACGGGCACATCAACCCGAGGATAATCCGTACCGCAATGACCCACCCCTTTACCTTCTTGATATTCACGCCAGATGCTACCTGTCTCCTTTTCATGACACTTCCTTTAAGTTACTTACGAGATTTCAAAGAAACCCCTGATTTTCCAGGGGATCATAGTCGTCCTTCTGACAAAGTTACTTATCATTGCGGTCGTAACGGCCGCTCGAAGGATAGACTACTTTGAGGGTACTAGGCGTCATCGCTGACCCACTATCCAAAACACTAGCCGTCGCAGGGCCATATGGAAGAAGATCCCATTTGACCTTTCTCCGGACGTAGGCCAATTTTGCGGCCTGCATCTGGGCTTCGACTTTGTGCGGATTCTGTGGTTGTAGCTGCTGTATAGCATTAGCTACATCAACGTCGACGCCACTTGGTCGCCAGTCTTTTAACTCTGTCGGCCAAGCTAGCATGCCCTGTTGGCACATCTCAACCGTCCGTTTTACAACGGTGCGGCTGGTGACGCCTCGGATGCATGCTTCCTCATCGACCTTCCACCAAAGTTCAGAGAACCGCTGCGTTCCCAAACGGGTAAGCAGCTGAACTCGGGCGGTGTACATCTTATCCCACATAGCTTCGAAGCTGTGTGTGGTACGAATCCAGCGAACTCGGGGACCCCCGAAAGCCCTCGTCTCGTCGACTTTTACGACGACGATATAGGACAGCCAGGAAGTCCCGTTGACGCCTCGTGTCTCGGTACTAAAT